AAAGTCCGGCGACGGCGTGACCGTAGCTCCGCCGAGATCAGCTGGTGGCTTCGGCTGCGCCATCAGCGCCCGTGCCGCAGCGTCCCGCGTAGCGTTCATGGCGTTCAGAGTGCTCTCTGGGATCATGTCCCAGCCTTGGCCGTACCAGTCGGTGCTGTCTCGGGCTGGCATCGCGCGATACCAGTCCGGCACTGCGCCATAATCTCCCTGCTGTAGCGTGTCCGGCGGAGCGTAGGACGGGCCGGGAGCTGGCCCCCGGTCGATCCCCTGCAAGATCTGGTTCAGATCGTTTTCGTAGGACGACACGAAGGGATTGTAGCCGCCGCTCTGGTACTGCTGGAACGGGTTGTAGGCGGGTGCGTCGTAGCCTTCGTCACCCCTGAAGGGGTTGCTGTTATATCGCTGAAGCGCGTCGCTTGGTGTCGGCGGCGTCCAGCCCGGAAAGTCGGACGGGGAGTATGTCTGCTCGCCTTCCATCGGGCCGTATCGGCTGTTGAAATTGTCGGGCACCCTGACGTCGGCAGAGGGCTGTACACCTGCCGTAATAGCAGGCGGGAGCGAGTACGGGTCGCTCGCTAGTCCAGTTGGGGTGCCGGGCGAGGCGCTGTACCTGTCGTCAAAAGACGGCCCCGTCCAGTCGTCGCCCCTGAAGGGGTTGCTGAGATACTGTTCCCACGACTGCGCTGAGCGCCCGCCAGCGCCGCCGACGTTACCCTGCGCCGCTGGCTGGTAGGTCTGCGCGCTGAACGGATCATATCCGCCGTTGGCATACTGGTTGAACGGATTGTAGGCCGGTGCTGCCGACGCCGCGCCGCCGCCGTAGACATTGCCTTGGTCGCCCGCCGCAGCAGATGCTGAACCGCCGCCGTAGACGCTGTCGCCCGTCCAATCGTCGCCCCTGAAGGGGTTGCTGAGATACTGCTGAAACGACTGTGAGTACTGCGGGACAAGAAAATCATTGAAGTAAGGCGTGGGGCTGGTGCCGGTGTCAAAGACGCTCGGCAGTGGCTGCCACGGCGGGCTCTGCGATTGATTGACAGGAAATCTGGTTGAAAAATCGTCAGCTGGCGTGTAGCCACCCCACGACTGTTCGGGGACATAGTTGGTGGGTGCCTGCTGTCCCCAGAAGGTTGAGGCGTCAGCGTTGGGCATCGTCCAGTCGTCGCCCCTGTTGGGGTTGCTGAGATACTGCTGAAGCGACGGTGAATACCCGCCAGCGCCACCGCTCGGGCTGAACGCCTGCTCAGGCTGGTAGCTGTCGTCGGGCAGGCGTCCATAGTTACCCGCCTCGCCGAACGACGGGTATGACTGCACCATGCCAGCGCCCGGATAGGTCATCCCTGACGGCGCAGTGTTGGGCGACGTGGCCGGGTTGAAAGCTGCCACCGCCTGCCCGGCGTAGCCGCCTTGATTTACCAGCGCCTGATTGGACTGCTGCGCGGCTATGTTGGCGGCCATGTCAGCGTTGCTGGCAGCATAGGGATCTGGCCCGGACCAATACGGGGGCGGTACAAAGACGGTTGGCTGCCAATAGTTAAAGATGTCGGACATCGAGATCCCCTACACGTTGACGCCAGCGCGCTCGAATGTTGCGGCGATGTTGATGAGATCGACGACTGGCCTTGCCTGCTGCGCCACCGTCACCTGCACGATCGGCGCGTGCGAAAAGCCGGTCTGGCCGATCGACACCCAGCCGGTGTTGCGCACGACTTGAGGCGGTGGCATGCCCTCGTCCCACAGCGCCTCGTCCCACAGCCCCTGATCCCAGAGATCCTCCAAGCCGGGATCTGGGCCAGCGACAGGTGGCTGCGGAATTGTGATGACGTAGTCGGTCGTCGCCGACAGCTGCGGCTGGAACGGCTCGCCAGCGCGCGCCGAGAACGATGCGCGCGCCTGACGCCACGTCAGCGTCTGCGATGGCGACTGGAACATTTCCCAGCCGCCGACCAGCGTCGCGACATACGGCACGCCGTCGTCGTAGCCGGTGCGGTCCATCTGCATGATGCGGCCGTCCTGCGTGCCGAAGAAGGCATCACCGCGCAGGCGCAGCCAGCACATGGCATCCCATCCGGTGAAGCGTGTCCACGCGCCGGTCGAGGCGTTGGTGACGAGGCACTTGTGCTTGCCGGGGAGATCGCCGGGCAGCGTCGTGAATACGCCACCGTATTCGTCCCACTTGCAGAACGTCCACGGGTGGTCGCGCTTGTCGATCGCCTCCGAGCGCCACATCAGGTTGATCGGCCGCGAGATCGCCGCCAGCTCCAGCGCGGCGCGATCCTTGGTGATGGCACCCGACACCGGCAGCACGCCATCGACAGTTGCCACCAGCACCTCGCCGCCGATCGCGATATGCGCGTTCATGCCCAGCGGCGGCGACATCGTGAAGCGCCCCTCCTGCCGCCAGTTGGCGGCGCTGGAGGGATCACCGCCCGTGAACACAATGATCTCGCCGAGATCCGTCATGAAGATCAGCTTGTCGTCCACGCCGTCGCCAGCGTCGAGCGACCATGTGCAGCAGAACAGCAGCTTGCCGCCTTTGGTAGCTGCGCCTGACAGCGGGACCATGTTCAGCTCGCCACCCACCGCATTGAGCGGCAGATACCAAGCGTTCATCGAATTGCGTTCGATGAAGAAGAAGCGATTGCGATACTTGCAGACGTAGACGAGATTAGCGCCGCCATCGACAAGCGCGCCGGGGTACTTCACGAGATCGACGTCGATGGTTGACGGCTTGCCGCCGGGCGGGACGTATCCGGGTATGATCACCTCCCAGTCCGTGCCGTCGAAGCGCAGCGGCGGATCTCCGGCGTCGTTGACGACGATCAGCCAGTCGTCCTGCGCGTTCGCCATCTGCGCCGCGGCGTAGTTGCCCGACGTGCGGCCGGTTGCGACGGCGACCGCGGGAACGGTCGTCACGTTGTAGACCTTGGTCGCGTTGCAGGCGAACATGAAATGTTCGTTCGCGCCTGTGATGTATTGGAACGACGAGATCACGGGCGTCGTCTCCGGCAGCTGGCACCACTCGGTGCAGCCGCCGCGCAATGAGACGCCGCGCAGCGTCGGCTTCCAGTTGTCGCAGACCAGCGCCGCGCCCGGCTGCATGAAGGCCTCGTTCTCGTTCAGCACGAGGCCACGGGTCGGCGCGGGGATCGTGATGGTGTCGAGCTTCTGCGCGACCTGTGCAGGCACCGCCATCCGCTTGAATGCCTGAAATTGGCTCATGGCGTCGCCCACGGATAGGCAAAGCCGGACGCGATCGGCTTGCGGTCGATGTAGATCGGCGCTGGCACATCGTGGCCCATTGCGATGGCAAGCGCATCACCGAAGGTGCTCATGTCCTCGGCGTAGCTGGAGCCCTTCTGCGCCTTCCACTGGTAGATCATCGCTAGCTTCAGCAGCCGGTCGTCGAGCACGAATGTGTCGGCGTCATTCATGAACTCATCGCCGCGACCACCGCCGGTGAGGTTGATGCAATTCTTGTCGAGGTAGGTGAAATAGGCTGTTTCTGCAGGCATTGCAGGGCTGCTCGAAAACGCAGGCTTGACGCCGTACATGATCGGGAAGATGTGTATCTGCCCGCCGTAGATCGTCCACTCGCCAGATCCCGAATGGGTGGCATTGGACGCGCGCCGGTTGAGCCACTCGTCGGTGTCTGGGATGAAGCGCATAGGCACCGACACCAAAGGCGTCCGCCAGACACTCGTCGTCAACAGCATGCGCTTGAAATTGGCGGGAAGGCTCCACGCCGACGTGCCTCCAACCCACACCTGATCCGCAGGCAATGCAGACAGCGGCTGACCCGTCCACACGGCGTCGCCTGTATACGTCACCGTCGTTTTGAGCTTTGTCCACTCGCGGGTGTCATAGGCAATGCGCTGCGCCATTTCGTTGGCAAGCGACAGCATCTCCTGCATGGTCCTGTTGCCGGTGATGTTGGAGAACACAGACTGCGGAATGGCGACGCCGGTCGCCGCGCAGACATCTCGCACCACCGACAACAGGGTCATGTCAGGCTACCTTCTCAGGCCGCAGGTTCGCCGCAAGGCGCACCAGCGTCTTGCGGTTCATGTTCTTCGCGCCGATCGGCTCCTGACCGCTGTTTACAGTGATGTACTCGCGGATCTGGTCGAGATCCATGTTTGCGAACTCGCCTTCGGCATCCTCGCCGTTACGCTTCGCCTGCATATCTTCTTCGAGCACGGCGTTGCGGGCGCGCAGTGCCTCCAGCTCGGCAACCATCTGCTTGTTGGGCGCGTGGGCTTTGCTCTCAGCGATGTATTCCATCGCCTTGGTTTTCATCTCGCGGCCGCCCGGCCCCAAGTTCTTCAGCTCGGCACCCTCGATGTCGGCAAGCGCCTCGACGGTGTAGAGGTTCTGCGCCTTCAGCTCGGCGCGCTTGCCTTCAGACAGGAACGGCGCGTGCTCAAGCGGCGTGCCGGTCTTGGTCTGCGCAGCATTGGCCTTGAATTGCCGGTACTGGTGCGCGAAGCGTTCGGCGTAGGTCTGCTTGACCTGCCGACCCGTGTGCGGGTCGTCGAGCCAGCGCGAGAACGACGTCGCCGGAAACACTTTGACATCACGCGAGCCGGGCGCGCGGATCTCGCACACTTCGAGGTCGTCGAAGATCGGCCGACCAGCTTCCAGTGACTTGGCTTCGTTCTCTTGCGCGAAGTATTTGAACAGGACGACGAGGACGTCGTCGGGGTCGCGGTAGGCAGGCATAGTTGTTCCTTCCTTCTGGGTTGGTCCGGGGCCGCCTCCGCGGAAGGAAGGCTTACAACCTACACGTTGGCGGCCCCGGCTCTTACCTGACGAGCGGCTGGGCTTATCAGGAAGCAGGTACGCTGTCGTACAGACGCCAGTTGAACAGCGGGTTGGTCATCGTCAACTCACCCATCCAGCCAATGAATTGAGCGATCGCGTCTTTGTCGATCGGCATCATGCCATCACCTTCGAAAATTTTATCGAAGTTGCGGTTGGGATGATAACGCAGACGCAGACTGTCGGTGTTGATGCCGAACGTCGTGTTGCTCGGCATGTTGCTGCCAATGCCGCCGTCGAGCACGATCTCAGCACGCTTGCCGCCGCCGATGTATTCGAGTGCGGAGAAGCCGAGCTTGCCGAGCGACGTCTCGCCTTGCTGCCTCTGGATGGCGACGGTTGCGGCGTCATAGGCCGCGTAGTGTTCCGGCGACATCAGAAGGAGATCAGCGTAGTCGCGGCCGCGGCTCTGCTTGGTCATGATGTAGTTGAGCATGGGGCGGATGTTGGTCGATGACACCTGCGTCGTAGCGGCAAACACACCGCCGATGCCGGTGTGCGCGTCGAACGTGGACGTGCGCCAGATCGTTGCGGAGTTGCGATCGATACCGCCGTAGGTGCCTGCGTTGGTGATGATCGGAATGGCAGCCGCCAAGCCGGTGATCTGTTTGTTGCCGTTCGCCGCACCGTCAGAGTAAATGCCCGCGTCCATCGCATCTTCAAGCGCCTTCTCGGCCGCTTCAAGATAGGTGGCAAACACATCCATCAGCTGCGCTTCGCCCTCGTTGTTGAGGATCTCTTGCAGCGACAGGATGATCGGCACGACAACCATCTTCGGGTCGAAAAAGGCGTCGTTGAACAGATCGATCGCAGGATTGAGCAACTGATCGTAGCCGGAGTACCACTGCGCGGACTGCTTGCCGATCTGCAGCGTCTGGCGGATCTTCGGGCCAGAGTAGGTCTGCCATAGACCCTTGCGCTTCATGACGGCGAGCAAAGCGTTATTGTTGGAGACGAGATCTTGATAGCCGCTTGACCGATCTTCCACGGCCATACTGAGGATCTGCTGATAGGCAGTTGCGGTTGTTACGTTGGGCATTGGCCCCTCCACATGGGTTCAGATTATGCACTTCCGTTCACGAGCCTCATCGCGTTCTGAAGTGCGGCACGAGCAGATGGACTTGCCTCTCGCGGTTTCCGTGATGCTGGGTTTGAGCCAGTCACATCAGGATTGCCGTGGATGGACCTGTCCGATGTTCGGGTCTGAGCCGATGGGTTGCGGGTCTGAGCCGCGTGGGTGGCAGGTCGGAGCAATTCTGCCCTTTGATACGCTTGGTCGAGCGGGAAGCCGAGACGTAGCTCGCGTTCGATCAAGTCTCCAAGTTCGTCAAACCGTGGGTGTGCCTCAGCGAATACGTCAACAGCACTCCGGGTCTGGACGAACTGTTGCGCCATCCGCTGCTGATGCGCGGCCTGCTGCTGGGCACTCTGCCACTGTTGCATGGCGTTCTTCAAGCCCTGAACCTCCTTGTAGAGGCCGCCAATCTGCTGCTGGGCCGCCTGCTGGGCGTTGCCCTGCTGGACCTGCCGCAGGGCTTCCGGGGTCTGGCTGAGGACGTGGTAGGCAATATCGCGCAGCCCGATGCGCTGCTTGGTCTCGGGATCAACCATGCCGAGATTGTGGATGATGGTGTCGAGCGCCGCGATCGGGTCGGAGCGCAGCTTGGCTTCGATGCTGACGTAGTTGCTGAGCGCCTGCTGCAGCGTGGTGCCCTGCTGGCGCGCCAGCTGGTCATAGGGGGCGACCTGCTGGTAGGCCGCGTGCGAGGCCTGATAATGCTGCGCGGCCTTGGTGTACTCGCTGTGCATGCGGTGCACCTCGCCCCGCACAGTCTCCGGCGTGGACGCCCAGTCGCGCTTGCCGTGCTCCGCCATCCGGGGCGGCGGCTCGGCGTAGGGCTCGTGCGGGGCCAGCTTCTTGTAGGGCTGGGCGGGCTGCTCCGGCTGCCCCTGCTGGGTGCGCGGCTTGGCAAGCTCGTTCCACTCCGCGTTACCCTCGGGCTGCCGCGGCGCGAACCGGCCCCTGTCCCGTGGCTGCGGCTCCGACTGGTCGGTCGGCCGCTTCTTCAGGTCCAGCTTCGGGGTGTCCTCCGGGGGCTTGTTATGCCCCTTCTTGGCCTCTGCCGCGGGCGGGGAGGCCTTCTCGGCGGGTTTGGTGCCCTTGGGCGGCGGACTGTTCGCCCGGTCGAAGGCCGCCTGTATGGCCTCCTGACGGCTCGGGGTGCGGTGCGGGCTGCCCTTGACGTCGGTTGGCGCTGGCGGGGCCTGCGGCCCCACCGGGTTCGGCGTGTGGGTGGGGGTTGGGTTGATCGGCACCTCGTTGGAGGCGGGTGCGGGGGTCGATGGCGCGGCGCTCGGCGGCGCAACGGTGACGTCTGACATGGCTAGCCTTCCTTGTTATGCGGACGCAGTGTCTCGTTTACGGACTGCGTGTCCGCGCTATTGCTTTTCTGATGGCCTGCTCGCGCGCGGCCTTGCCCTTCTTGTACTCGACGCCCTTGGGTTTGGGGGTCAGCTTCTCCGTCCCGATCTCGATCAAGCCATTGGCCCGGCCTACTTTTCGGTACTCGCGCTTGGACGTGTAGAACTTGCCATCGACCTGCTCAACCGGGTCCATGTTGTCGCTGATGACATAGGGCAGCGGCAGGTCAGACCGCGCAGGCGGCTTGTACAGCCGCTTGATGGCCCACACGCCGGGCCGGATCTCGATCAGCTCAGTCACTTCGGGTATCCTCCAGTCGTGCTGACGACGACAAACGTGACCGGCACCCCGTTCACCGCCACCTTGGTGACCGGGATGCCGTACTTGACCGCGCCGACCGCGATCGCCTCCGTGACCGGCAGCCCCAGCTTGGGGAAGGTCGCCGTCACGTCGATGACAGGCAAGCCGCCTGAGGCGACCGTGATCACCGCTGTTGCCATGCTACTTGCCCTTCTTGCTTCGGCTCGCAGGGGCCTCGTTGAACGTGAAGTCAACCTCGTTCGATTGCTCCGGCCCGTTCTTGACCGACACCTTCACGACGTCCGGCCCGTGCCAGACGTCCATGTTGATGCCGGTACTGAGCGTGCCGTCCTCGTTGAGCGTGGTTGGCTCGTTCTGCCCGGCGAACACGATCACGCTGTCCCGGAAGAAATTTTCTCCGGTCACATACAGCGTGGCGCTCTCGGCACCGATCGTCATCTCGGTCGGCGTGATCGAGCTGATTGACGGCTTGGGCACTACCGTGCCCGCAGGCAGTGGCAACCCCACTGTCTGAGGTTCGTTGATACTGGCGCTGTAGGGAAACGCCGCAGGTGTCTCGCTCATTTTTGACCTTCTTTCTTGGGCGCGGCAGGATCGCCGCGCCCTGATAACGCGCGAGGAAGCGTTTAAGTCCAAGTGATGGTGCGAGTGGACGGCACGGCGACACCGCCGAGCCTGACGTCCACCGGCCACGTCCCGGCTTCACGCTTCTTGTTGATCGTCGCCGTCAGCGACGTCGCGCTGACGAAGGTCGTCGTCTGCTCGACGTTATTGACCACGATCCGGCAGCCCGGAACGAAGGCGGTGCCGGTGCAGGTCAGCAACGTCGTGCCAGCACCTGACACAGCAGAGCCGACCGTGAGCGACGCAAAGGCCGGGTTGGTCGTCGGTGACAGCGTCGAGGCGTGCGAGGCGTTCGGGCCTGCTGCGATCGATGCCGCCGTCAGCGCCGGTCCCACGCCGTAAGCCTTCGACGTGTCCATCGTGCCGACGACGTAGGTGTGGCTGATGTTGCCGGGGTTGGTCACCGACGTCTCGGTGCCAGCGGCCTCGTGCGGCACGCTGGTCGAGGCAGGCACTGCGCCGCCTGTCGCGCCGGGGTAGGTGTTCTCAGTACCGCCTGATGTTGCGCCCGTGCCTGACGCTAGTGCTGCGGTATTCGCCGCGAACGTGCCGGGAGGGCCAGCCGCGCCGTCGTCAAAATACGGCGGCGGCGCGCTGTCAAATTTGGTGTTGTCCAACCAGTCGGCGTAGGTCGCCTTGGTGTAGTTGGGCACGTTGGGCGGCGTCGCGCCCGTGCAGCTCATGTTGGTCGGCGGCGTCGGGGAAGGCGGGGTAACGGTCAGTGCGCTTTGGGCCATCTCAGTCTCCTTTGCTTACCATCGGTTGGGAATTAGTATCACCCTGCGGCCAAAATTGAGAACGCCGGGCTGCACAGTCTCGGGCGGTAGAGGGTGTTCTGTCGTGAACTCCGCTAATCTTCCCGTCACGATGATCGAGCCGGGCATTGCCACCAGCGTGTGATGGTGGGTCGTGTAGATTAGATCCGCTGTCTTGCCGCTGACAACGATCGAGCCCTTGACCGCCGTTATGCCCTGAGCGTGGCCCCAGCGCAGGTCCGCTGTCTTGCCAGCGACGATGATCGCCCCCGGCGGTGCAACGAGGATCGCGCCACTGGTCTTGTAGAGGTTCGCTGTCTTGCCGCTGAAGATGATCGAGCCCTTGACCGCAGCGAGCAGGTTCTGCTCGTTCAGCAGCACCGTGCGCGGCGCGAGGGCGATCGAGCCCTTCTGCGCTACCAGCGATCGCGTCGTTTTGAAGTTGACGGTCTTGGGCGAGAGGACGATCGAGCCGACCGTGGCGACGAGCGTCGCGCCGCTGGTCTTGTAGAGGTTGACCGTCTTGCCAGAGAGGACGATCGAGCCGGTATTCGTAACCGCCCGGTAGCCACGCAGCAGCGATACCGTGCGCGGCGTTAGCGTAATCGTGCCCTTGGTCGCGACAAGCGAACGGGTAACCTTGAAGTTGACTGTCTTGGGCGCGAGGACGATCGACAGCACGCCCGCGCTGATGCCGTGACCTACGCGCAGCCCAGCCGTTTTCGGCGACAGCAAGATCGAGCCACTGGTAGCGGCGACTGCTAGATCGCCATCCCAGTGAGCTTGACCCCACTTGCCTATTCCCCAGCGTTCGGGGACTGGCGGCGGTACATAGGTCATGCAATCGTGAATACTCCGTTGGTCGCGTCAAAGTCGGTCGTGAACGTGTCGGTGTCAGCAAGCGTGATACTCGCCGCGTTGTCGTAGTAACCGATCAGCTTGTTGCTGGCTGATGAGTTGTAGAGGATGACGTAGCGGAACGGACCAATGCCGCCCGCTGTCGCCGTGTACACCGTGTCGGTGATGACGAGCTTGAACACGCCAGCCGTCGTCGTGCCGACAACACCTGTCAGCGTGTTGCCGCCTGCTGGGTAGCCGTTTGCCGCCGCAGGCGCAGGCGCAACCGTCGTGTTCCACACCGTGTCGCTTGCTGCGTTCGGCGCGGTGTTTGTCAGCGCCAGCTTGAGCGTCGGCGGCGTCGAGAAGTTGTGCCCGCCCTTCGATAGCTCATCGATGAAGCTGTTGTATTTGGTGAATGTTGCGACGGCCATTTACTGCCCCTCATAGTTGTCTTGTCGAGCCAATGCCCCAAGCGCCGGAGCCGCGCCAGCCAGTGCATAACCCTGTGGATATTTACGGAAGAACTCCGAGACACGATCGACCACTTCCGGCGTCACCGTCTGCGTCTTGCTGATGCCGGTCGGCATGTTGGTCATCACCAGCTGCGCCGGATTGTTGGCAAAATACTTCGGCTCGCCCGCTTTGAGCAGTTGCCGGTGCAGATCCGGTGCAATGACGTGGAACGGCACCGAGCCCGCCAGCCCGCCGCGATCGGCCTTGCTGCCGAGAATGGTCGATGGATAGTTGGAGTGCAGGCTGTCAACGCCAGCCGCCTCCAGCTCGGGGCGCATCCGCGCCATGAACAACCCCGATGAACCTGTCGGCGTGGTGCGCAGCCGCGCGTCGGTGTTGGCGTAGCGGACTTCGCCGATGTCGGGGACGCCGCCCGCACGCGCGCCCTTGGTGTCCAGTGCGCGGACGAATGCGCCGCGCGCCTTCAGGCCGTTCTCGTCGAGCCACGCGCCGAGCTTGCCGCTGCCGAAGCCGGGGAAAGGCGTCTCGGTCTTGACCTTCTCGGCGACGAGGTTGGCGCGCATCTGCTTGTCGATGAGATCAACCACTTCCTCGCTCGGCCGCGACTGCTTGGCGACCTGATAGGCCGTGCTGGCCGTCTGCTTGGCGCTGTCGCCCGCGCCGCGCGCCATCACCATCGAGGTAAAGATCGGGTCGCGGCCTGCTTCCAGACTACGCAGCGCCTCGTTGTTCAGCTTGGATGCCGCCGACTTCGACGCGCTGGCGAAGATCCGCGCCGCGTCTTTGTCGTAGCCCGGCGGCAGCGGCACGCCCTCGTGCAGGTACGAGTAATCAGCGCCCGCCTCCAGCGGCACCGGATTACGCAGCTTGCGGCCGCCGACTTCACTGAGCAGGCCGCCGCCCGCGGTGCGGTCCTTGACGCCGAAGATCAGATCCTTGCCTTCGAGGTCCGCTATGTCCCAGACAGGGCGCTGCGGCGTCGGCGCGCCCTGCACCGTGTAGCTCATCTGGTCCGGCGTTTTGCCGGTGCGCAGGCCGGAGAAGCCGTGCGTGCCCTCGTCGGACATGATCGGGTTGCCCTCGACGTGGCGAATGAACCAGTTGCCGCTGCCGCCTCTCGGGTCGGCCAGCTGGCCCAGATGCGGCACCGGGGCGGTCTTGAGGCCGCCGCCGGAGACGCCCATCGCCGCGTCCATGCCGCGGCCAAGGTCACCTTCCGTGATGTTGAGATAGGGGCTGATCTTGGAGGGGTAGACGACGGTTTCATCGCGCGGCGGCCGCGGCGCGCCCCACGCCTCGACGGCGCGGTTGACGAAGCCGACGCCGGGCGAGAACTGACCGCCGGACGGTATCAGCGGCTCGCCAACATCCGGCAAGTACCTATCCTGACCAGCTAAATCGCCCATCGGCATCACATCACCATGCGTGTAAACGAATGCGGGGATAACCAAACTTCATCGGCCCCGGCTGCGGCGTGCCGGGATAGCCCTTGCCAACCGTCAGCGCCGCCAGCTGTCCCGCCAGCTCGATCATGTCAGGCTCGGCGTCGAGTGTGTAGTCGTTGGTTGGCGGAGCCGTGCCTTCCTCGAAGTCCACCGTCTTGCCCGACAGTACGATCGCGCCCACCTGCGCCGTCAAGACATGGTTAAGGGCGGCACTTACTCGGACAAGATCCGCAGTCTTACCCGTAAGTGTGACGGCACTAGCCGCAGCTGTCAGCGTGCGCTGGCTCGACAGCACCGCCGTCTGCGCGGTGACAGCCACTCCGCCCACCTGCGCGGAGATCCTGCGGCCCGCACTCAGCCCGGCAGTCTGCTCATTGAGATCGATGGCTCCAACCGTCGCGTCCAGCTCGCGCGTGGCCTTAAAATTGACGGTCTTGGGCGACGTCGCAATCGTACCCTTCACCGCCGTCATCGTGTTGGCTACCGATGGCAGCGTAAAGTTCGGCGTCGTGATTACGCCCGCGCTCTCGACGTAGATCAGGGCGTCGGCGTTGGCACCAGTGCCAGATATACCCGTCGCCCATTCGCACTGCACCCACAGGTACTCGTTGTTGAGCACCACCGTGCCGCCCGGCGTCCACGTCACCGTCGATGTCTGCGACACCGACACCGACAGCGCCGATGTCGTCGTCCCGCTCAGCTTGGCCGCTGTCAACTGCGTCGCGCCGGAGCCATCGGCATTGGTGGATTTCCAGATCCTGATTTTCATCAAGCCGGTCTGGCTCGCCGCTAGCGTGGCGGCACGAACTCGGAAGGCCAGCGTCCAGTTGGCATTGGCAAAAGTGCCGCTGATTGCGTTCTCGGTGCGCCAGCACGACGACGCGGTGAAGGACGAAATGCTATCGGGAGAGCCGAATGTAGTCGCCAGCCGTTCGGTGCCCGCCAGCATGGCCGACTGCCTGCCGCCTGTCGTCGTGCCGACCGTCCAGCCCGTCGCCGTCAACGCGCCCGTGGGTGCCGTGCCGCCATCCTGCAGTGACAGCGAGGACGCGGCACCTGACGGCGCGGCATTCTTGAAGTAGAGTGTTTTGACCGCCATCGCTCACCCCGCCTGCCACAGCGCGACCAGCTCAGCCAGCTGGTCAACCGTCAGCTTGACGTCAAGGTGCTCGCTCGGCTGCGAGCCGAACGTGACGCGCACACCGCCCGCGACCGGCTCGATCGTGCGCGCCAAGTGCAAATTGACCAGCACCAGCGCGTTGTCGGATATGCGTCGCATGGCCCGGACGCCCGGCCGCGGCGAGATGTAGCCGCTGGCGCTCACAGCGGCCTCGGTTTTTGCGGCTGCTGCATCGCCGCCATCTGCTTGGCCTGCGCGGCCTGCGCGTTACTCTGCATCTTGGCCCGCGCGATCTGCATCGCCATCTCGGACTTCTGCCGCGTCGCCTGCACGTCGGCGTCCTTCTTGATCATCTCCATCTGGTGCACTTCGCGGTCGTGCGCCTGCTCCTGACTGGCCTCGACCATCTGGGCCTGCCGGTCGCCCTGCTTGGCCTGCATCTCGGCCATCTTGATCTTCATCTGGGCATCCAGCTCCCACTGCTTGTGCTGGTCTTTCTGCAGCAGCTCGACGCGCTTGAACTTATCGTTCTGGTCGAGCTTGGCCTTCTCGGTCTCCTGCTTCATCTGCTCGATCTGGATCTGCACCTTGCCCTTGGCGGTCTCGGGGTCGTCGCCCTTGGGCTCGTCGCCCTTAGCCTTGAACTGCTCGATCATCTTGTCGATCGCGCCGTCGAGGCCGCGGCCAGACCTATAGGGAGCTGTCGCGAACTTGAGGATCTCGCCGCAGAACTCCGCGGTCTTGGGCTCGGCGGTAATCATGCTGGAGAGCTGCGGCAGCAGCGAGCCGAGCACCTGCACGAACTCATTGCGGCGTTCCTTCTCGGCGTTCTCGTCCTGCAGGATGGTGCTGTCGGTCTCGATGTCGAGCACGAACGCCTTGGTGCGGTTGCTGCGCATGAAGTGCATCACCTGATCAAGCGTCGGCTCCTGCTGTATCCGCTGCACCTGCTGCATCGCCTGCTCGATCAGCTGCTGGGTCTGCTGTTGCTGCGCCGGGTCTTGGATCTGCGGCATCTGCTGCTGGCCTTGCATGATGGCCTGCTGGATCTGCTGCATCTTTTGCTGCTGCATTCCGATAGTCGGAAGCTGCGTCTGGCTCATCTCGACGATGGTCTTGTCCTGAAATTCTTCGGCAATAATTTCGGAAGTAATCTCGACGAGATCTCTGGCTAGCCGCACCATCTCCTGTTGTTTGTCCCTGATACGTGTCGAACCGTATTGCGTCTTGAGCTGTTGGGCACCCAAGGTTTCGCTTGGATCTGTCGCGCCACGCATGATGTCCGACAGGCCCATGATCTGGTAGATGTCCTCGATGACTTGTTTGCGCAGCGCCACGAGGCCGGTGATCGTCGTCGCGATCATGTCGATCGGCAGCCATATGATGACTTCTTTACTGCCGCCAAAAGCGGCCCAGTTGCTGATGGGAATGAGCATGCGGCCGGGCGTCTTGACGCTGATGGCCGTCTGCACCGCGTCGGCGATCTCAGCGCCGCCTGCAGGATAGAACCCCTTCGCCTCCAGCGCGTCACTCAGCGCGTGAATGCGCCCGGTGAGCAGGTTGATTTCTTCGAGCTGGTCCTTGTACTGCATGACGTCGGGGACGGGGACCAGTGACCCACGCTGTACTGTGCCGTAGGCCGGTTTCGGGCACGGGAAGAAGTTCTGTAAATCCAAATGAGCGTCGTCCTCGTCGAGTATATCCTCGACACCTTCGGCGACCCAGACGACGCGCCTGCTCGGCTTGTGCCAGATCTCCCAGAACTTGGCTCGCTCTCTCGCATCTGCTCCGCCGATCGTCTTGCTGTCTTTGTCAACGCGATAGTCCGCCTCCTGATAGGCCTCGCCGCTGTATTCCTTGAAGCGTTCGCGCGCCTCTGACCGCGTCAGGTAGCTCGCGCCAGCGACCCACGTCACCTCGCGCCAGTTGCGGCTGATCGAGTGCAGGAAGTCACGCCGCGACTTGAAATCAATGCAGACCTTCTCGTGGTCGTAGCTGCTGTCACCGCGGCCGCTTTCGTACCTGCACCAAGCAACGCCGCGGCTGGTCATGGACAGATCGTCACGAACCAGAAGCATGAGGTCATTAATGCGCGTGAGGTCGAAAGCGACGTTGGTGCAGCGTTCCATCACTTCAGAGGCGGCCTGATAGACAGGCCTCTGGTCCTTGAATTTTGGGACGACGACAGGGATCGGCGGCTTGGCATAAATGCTGGGTTTCAGAACTTCGCAATTGGCCCAGAACATCTGAAATTCTTTTTGACGTGACAGCGTCGCGAGGCGTTCGAGGTTGGCGTATTGCTTGTCAATGTTGTCGCAATGTTTATTCCACGGATCGAAAGCGTCCTCGCTCTCCTGCAGCATGTTGAGCCAAGCCTTGGCCGACTTCGGCTCCATCGCCGGATTGAACTCGTGATCATCCGTGCGGATGTCCTCCTCGGTCGGCTTTTTGTCGTCAGCCATTGTGCTTTGCCCTGTTGATCAGCTTGTCGGTTACGCGCCGCATGTGCTCCTCGCGCGCCCGCTTCTGCTCGTGCATCTTCAGCTTGGTCTCGTCCTCGACGCGCCGTGGGTCATCGATGTTGGGTGTCTGGCTGTGACGGTGATCGTACTCAAGGTCGCCGTCAAACTGCACGCCGCACTTGGTGCGCAGCGCGAACAGCGCGTCGTGAACGGCGGCCTGATTGACCGATGACTGCTGGCCCGTGACCTTGCGGTG